TCAAGCGGCATCTTCAAAAGAAGGCCATGTATATGGCATAGGACTTAATTACTAACCATGAAAGCTAAGAGAGCCAGCGTAAAACTGAAGTATCCGAAACCATCATAATTAGAAACACAACTCCGAATTTACAAGGATGATGAATGAAATTAATAAAAAGATATTTGCCGGGAATTTTAATATTTCTATCAATTGCCTTAGTAGTTGGGGTTATATTCTTTTCCATGCCTCACCGCCCAAAAGCGGAGCCGCCTAATTATGACCAGCATAGTTACCGAATTTCACCGCATCAAGGCGAGGAAAAGAGTAATGTAAACACCGCCTTGGATGATGTGATTAACCTCATCTTGAAACAAGGCTTTGCTGGAGCAATCATCGTTTGTCTCGGTATCTGGACGTTTCGTACAGACAAGGTTAATCGGGCAATGCAGAAAGAAAATATTGATAAGTTTGTGGAAATTTCCGCAGAGTGTTCAGGACACATGGCTTCTGTATCTGCAAGGCTTGAAAACATAGAACGAGAAATTGAGTCATCGAAGCAACTAGAAATGCTACAAGCCTCAAGGAAGGGGTAGCATTAGATTTATTATGATAGCAATTTTTTTGACCGGGTGTTCAAGTACATCTCGATTAGGATATTGGATTGAGACTCATCCTAATGAATTACCAATCTGGCAATGTGTAGAGCCAACTAAACCCTATAAAAATAAGGAGTGCTAATATGAGTTACGGAAAGAAACCAAAACAACCGAAACCACCCAAAAGAGAGGGGGTTTAAATGCCATTTCTAGTGCCATTAATTGGTGGAGTAGTGAAGACAATGTGTATGAGTATGCTTAGTGAGAAGCTGCTACAGCAAGTCATATTGATACTTTTGAAGAGGCTTGTTGAGTCTACGGAAAATAAAGTTGATGACTCGATTTTGGCAGCCTATGAAAAAAGCATCTCTTAATAGCACCAATAAGGTACTATATTACCCCGGCGCACATTTTGTAAAATTACTATCGTAGGAATAGCTATGCTTATTACACCAAATTTTTCAAGTGACGAAATGGCCTGTTCTTGCTGCGGCAAGAGTGACATGGATGGGGATTTTATGAAGATGCTCCAAGCCTTGAGAGAAGAAGCAGGATTTGCTTTTCGTATTTCCAGCGCAAGGAGATGTGAAGTCCATGATGCTAACGTGTCAAGTTATAAAAAATCGAAAGCAGGAATACACACTTACGGAAAGGCAGTAGACATTTTGGTGGGCCATGTGAATACGACAAAAACTTTGAAGCTGATAAAACAAGCTCAAGACATAGGGTTCACAGGTCTGGGACTAGCTTTGCGGGGGTCTAGGCCCAAGCGTTTCATACATTTGGATTCTCGTGGGACTGACTTTTCTTTGCCCGCCGTCTGGACATACTGATATGGAGATAGAGTTTGAACTGGAAGATTCCGATATTATTGTTGATTTTATTTCTGACTTTAGGGTGCAAACAAACGCCTCTGATCAAACCAAAGTTTCATGGCGATTACCCAACCGAAAATCTGCGCTCAATGTGGGCGTTCTGTGTGAGGAATTTTCAACTGAAAGCCCCGCAGACACCACCGTTTTTAGTTGGCCAGATGTGCGATTGTTACCTCGATGAAATGAGGGCAAAACATCCTGCAAAAGAAGTGAATAAACTTGATGATGTTGCAACAAGAGAGATGGGCCAGCACTTGATAAAAGTCTGCAATATCTACCCTGAACCAAAGAAGAGTTGATAAAGGGGTATTTCAAGTGGAAGCAGAATATGGAAGTGGTTACTCTATATACATATCGTACCCCTGACGGGTATAGGGGTAGTATTGTACAGGTAAAAAAGAAGGATGCAACTAAAACTGGCAAAAAGGTTCCCGTGCGAAGTTGAGGTTTTTAATGGAGATAAAGTTATAGATAAGTATATTGCCCTTGAAAACGATCTGGTCACAAAGAACCCTTTAGGCCACCGTCCGATAAGGGATATAGATTGGATGAGCCAGAAGCAGAAAGAGCAATGGCGGGCCTATGTCTCGGACAAACTTGATGAAGAGAAAATAAACAAACAGGATGGCGGAGGAACTAAGTAAGTTAGAGGATATTGAAAGGCAGATAGCGGCTGCGAAGCGACAGAAGTTGGCCTTGGAATGCAAGACTGATTTTCTAAAGTTTATTAAGTTCACAATGCCGACTATTGCAGACCCGAATAATATCGAAGAGTCAATGTTTAAGGATGCCCGTCACCACAGGGCAATAGCATTAGCATTAGAAAAGGTAGCGAAGGGCAAGATAAAAAGGTTAATAGTAACGCTGCCGCCAAGACATGGTAAATCGGAGATGGTGTCAAGACGTTTTATTCCTTGGCTGATGGGGAAAGACCCCTACAAATCTATAATTTTTGCAACCTACAATGAAGACTTTGGGCAAGATTTTGGAGCAGACTGTAGGTCAATTATGTCAATGTCTCAGTTTTCGCAAGTCTTCCCAAAGTTCACATTCAGACAGGGGGGAGCATCCAAGTCCAGAATCCAGACTGACAATGGCGGGATGGCAGTGTTTGTTGGTAGGGGCGGAAGTATTACGGGTCGTGGTGGTGATTGCCTTATTGTTGATGATCCTATTAAAGACAGTGTTGAGGCTCAGTCTCCCACTCTTCGGGAGAACCTTTGGTCGTGGTTTACACAAGTGTTTATGACACGCCTGATGACGGAACGGTCAACTGTAGTATTAGTGACAACCCGTTGGCATGAAGATGATTTGGTGGGAAGACTCACAGACCCCACTAATCCTCACTTCACAGAGGCAGAGTGTAGCAAGTGGAAGATCATTAATCTCCCGGCACTTGCCGGGGATAATGATCCATTAAAACGAAAGGAGGGTGAGGTACTCTGGCCGGAGAGGTTTAACAAGGATTTTCTGGAAGCACAAAGGAACCTCGATCCGAGGGGTTTTTCTGCTCTGTACCAACAGCAGCCCTCACCCGAAGATGGAGATTTGTTCCAAAGGGAAAACATACAGTATTATGAAAAGAGGAACCTTCCAAAGAACTTGAGGATATATGCTGCTTCTGACCATGCTGTTGGTATTGATAAGACTAGACACGATTTAACGTGCCTTTTGATTGTTGGTGTAGATGAAAACGAGGATATATACCTTATAGATTGCTGGTGGGCAAGGCAGCCTTCAGACGTAGTAGTCAAGGCAATGATGGAATTAATGAATCGCCATAAACCTTTGATCTGGTGGGCAGAACGAGGACACATAACAAAAGCAATTGGGCCGTTCTTGCGGAAGAGAATGTTTGAAACGAAGACCCATTGTAGAATTGAGGAAGTTACACCAGTTGCTAATAAGGTGCAGCGGTCACAGTCTCTCATCGGACGTATGGCTATGAAAAAGGTTTACTTCCCAAAGGTTTCAGCATGGGGGCAAAAGGCAATAGATGAACTGCTGAAGTTCCCCAACGCAAGGCATGATGATTTTGTAGATACTTTAAGTTGGATTGGAATGGGGCTAGGACAATTACATTCACCCGGAGGAAGACTAAAAGCTACCGGGGGTCTATTCCCCAAAGTTGGGACAATAGAATGGGTAAAATGGCAAACAACAATGGATTCTTTGGAACAAAAGAAATTCGCATCAGGGTTTTAAATGATTGAAATTGAACAGGCAGTGGAGGTTGTAGTCGTTGAAGAGGAGGATAAGGAACCTACGCAGCGCAGGGAAGCACTTGTAACCCATCTGCTTGAGCGGGTGCGGACGGCAAAGGAGTATCATACTAAAGCATTCAAGCAGATGAAAAGCGATATGGATGCTGTGTATAAAGGGTACAGCGGCAACAACTGGGATGATGAAAGGTATGTCGCAAATATCCTCCAGAGACACGTTCACCAGCGGACTTCTGCACTCTACGCCAAGAACCCGAAGCCCGTAGCTTCCAGAAGAAAGCGCATGGACTATAAGGTTTGGGATGGTTCTGAAGAAACCATGAAGAAGGCACTTGACGGGATTGCAAAAGCGCAGGTTCAGGGGATGCAGCCAAACCCCCAAGATACTGCAATTGAAGAGGATTATAAGCAAGTCAAGATTGAACATAAGAAGTTTGACAAGGTTGCCGAATGCCTTGTGATGCTCTTTGAATATTTCATGGATGAACAGCATCCAACATTCAAGAGCCAGATGAAAGCATTGGTACGCAGGGTTATTACAACATCAGTTGGTTTTGTTAAGGTTGGCTACCAGAGGGACGTTGACAGATTGCCGGATATTTCCTCTAAAATGTCTGACGTACAAGCACAAGTGGATCATCTCAGGAGGATTGCAGAGGAAGCAGAAAAGGGAGATATTGAGCAGGATGATGCAGAGATGGAAGAATTGATGCTTTCACTTGATGCATTAAAAAATGAACCACTTTCCATTATTCAGGAGGGGTTGGTTTTTGATTTTCCTGAGTGCGATTCGATTATAGTTGATCCAATGTGCCGTTTGCTCCGGGGGTTTGTTGGGGCATCTTGGGTAGCACATGAGATGTATTTATCGACTGAGGAAATAAAAGAGATTTATGACACGGATGTAAGCGAGAAATTTTTATCCTATGACATGAAGGGGAACCAAACTTCAGGGAGTGCTGGTCAGTCCTCTAGCCATAATTATTTTGGCAGTAGCACAGAGAACCCAAGGGAGGGACTAGCATTAGTCTGGGAAATATATGATAAGAACGCAGGTCTGCTTTATGTCGTTTGTGACGGATTCAACGATTTTCTAGTTGAGCCAGAAGCACCACCAATAAAGTTAGAAACATTCTGGCCGTTTTTTGCCTTGACATTTAATGAGATTGAACACAAGGATTTACTCTATCCTCCGTCTGACATAAAACTCCTTACTCCAATGCAGCATGAATACAACCGTGCGAGGCAAGGATTGCGGGAGCATAGACGGGCTAACAGGCCCAAATACGCCGCACCCGCAGGGATGCTGGAAGAAGAGGATAAAGAAAAATTAAGGAACCCTCCTGCAAATGCAGTCCTAGAATTACAGGCATTGGCGGCAGGACAGAAAGTTAATGATGTATTGCAACCCATTCAGCAGATTGGTATTGATCCAAACCTGTATGAAGTGAAAACAATTTTTGATGACGTTCAGCTGGTCGTAGGTCAGCAAGAAGCTAATTTTGGTCAAATATCGAAAGGTACTGCGACTGAAACTTCCATTGCAGAATCATCACGAATGTCTGCCATTGGCGCAAACGTGGATGATCTTGACTCCTTTATGTCGGAGATAACCAGAGCAGCTGGACAAGTTCTACTTCTGGAAATGAGTAAGGATGAGGTTATGGCCATTTGTGGCCCCGGCGCAGTTTGGCCTGAGTTTAGGAAAGAAGATGTTTTAAATGAAATTTATTTACAGATAGAAGCAGGATCAACAGGAAAGCCAAACAAGGCTGCGGAATTACAGAACATCGAAAGGATAATTCCATTCCTGATACAGATTCCGGGTATTGATCCAAAGTTCCTCGGCAGGGAATTGCTCAAACGTCTGGATGATAAAATGGATTTAACAGATGCACTTATAGATAAACTGCCTTCCATTGTTGCACAGAATATGATGCAAGGTGCGAATGCTCAAGCTCAAGCCAGAGGGGGTGCGCCCCCAGAGGCTCAAGGCGGACAGGGGGGCAATAATGCCCAACTGCCAAGTCCTCCCGGTGGTGGGAAACCCCCCGGAATGGGAATCAATGTTTAACAATCAACAAAGGACGTATCTATGGCTGAAGAGTCACAGGAAACGGAATCGTCCCCCGTTTCTGATGAAGTACAAGTAGACGAGTCTACCACAGAAGTTGCGGAAGACACGGCATCATCGTTAGATGCCACTGAAGTTGAAGCGGAAACGACACAGACTTTAGCGGATGCAGTACAAGATGCACTGCAACCCGAAGAACCTGTTGAGGAAACTGAAACTTCTGAAGAGGTGGAAGTCACGGAATCAATTGAAACTTCTGGAGAAATATCGAAGGAAGATTACAAGGACGTTCCATTTAATAAGCATCCAAGGTTTCGGAGTCTCGTAGCCGAAAAGAACGAGTTAAAAGACCTGACAGCAAAGTTGAAAGGTGATTCAGAACAGTATTCAAAGATAACCGGGTTCATTGACAGAAATAATTTATCTGCAAAGGAAGCGGTTGAGGGTTTCAAAATTATGGCTGCGATTAGAAATAATCCAGACGAAGCATATAAAATGCTGGAACACCACTTGGGTAATGTCTCTAAAATCACTGGGAAAGTTTTACCTGAAGACCTACAGTCAAAGGTAGATGACGGTTTTTTAGATGAGGATGCAGCAAAAGAGTTGAGCCAAACTAGAGCTAGTCTAGCAAGAGAACAATACTTGCGGAAGGCAGACTCAGCAAAAAGTGTTTCAAGGCAACAGTCGGCCCAGAGTGAAGTAATGGGTACGGCACTCCAAACATGGGGTGAAACAACTCTAGCTAAAGACCCAGACTTCGGCCTCAAACAAGAGGAATTTAATGATCGTGTCGTTGCACTGGTGAATGAGCGAGGACGGCCCCAAACTCAGGCAGATGTACTAGGTCTTGTAGATGAAGCCTATGAAACTGTCAATGAGAGATTCAGGGCCAGACAACCTCAACCAACGCAATTACGCACGGCAACAGGTGGTAAACTCAGCGGGACACCACGGGCAGAACCGAAAAGTCTGAGCGATGCAATAAGCATGGCTTTTGAATCTAGTTAGCCAGTGGAACCGCTTTATTAATTAAGGAGCCAATATGGCATTAAGCGCAGGAGAACTGACCAACATTAGCAACGCCGCTTTAGATTGGACTATCAATCGAGGCAATGTAATGAGTCAGTCAATACAAGACAGACCCTTGTTCGCAGCAATGGACAAGGCATCAAAGACGTTCCCCGGAGGAAAGGGAGCAGTAGATTTGGCCGTTAAGGGGACATATACAACTACGGTTGCGGGCTATGAAGCAAGCGACACAGTTACTTATGCAAACCCTGCGAATATCAAGCGGGCAAGCTACACTTGGAAGGAACACCATGCTGGTATAGCAATTACTATGACCGAATTGAAAAATGACGGCATTAGTATTACTGACTCAGCAATCCCCGGTGATTCTGCAAAAAGACTTTCTGGGCGGGACAAGACTGTTCTGGTAAATCTTCTGGAAGACAAGTTGGAAGATATGGCAGAGGGTTATGCCCGTGGAATGAATACTTTACTTTATGGTGATGGAACTGGTGATGCGAAAGCACTTGCTGGTATTCAGTCTATCATAAAGCAAGCTCCCGGTTCCGCAGGAACAATTGGTGGGATTGACCATGTAGCAAATACATGGTGGAGAAACCGTTCTAATGTTTCAATTGCAACTACTGCCACTGGAACAGAATTGGTTGATCTGATTCATTCAGAAATTCGCTTACTGCGCCGCTATGGAGGGAAACCCTCAATAGCAGTTGCTGGTAGTGCTTTTCTGGATCGTCTTGCAAGTCAACTGAGAGCAAAGGGTAACTATACCCAAACTGGTTTCAGTGGAAAACAAGACATTTCAATGGGTGAGATGTTCTATCAAGGGATTAAGTTTGAGTATGATCCTGAACTTGATGACATTAACCTCACTGGAAAAGATGGTAACAAGCGGTGTTACATCATCGACCCATCCAAAATGTACTTAGCGTATATGCAGGATGAGAAGATGAAGAAACATTCGCCCGCAAGACCACATACTAGCTATGTGTTCTACAACGCGATCACAACTACGGCTGTTTTGTGTTCATCGCAAAACAACTGCCATGGGGTCTACGAAATTCAGTAGAACCTGACTTAACTAGGCAGTCCTTCGGGACTGCCTAACCTTAACTAAAGATTAATTATGGAAACTACTTATCGTGCCAATGTGGCTCTGAGCGGCGAGTTAGGAAGTCAGATTTTAAAAGAGGGGTTGACTGCTCCGGAAATTAGGGTACTCATCCATCTTCATGGTTTGGGGTCAGTAAATAATATTGCCATGTCTGGCAAGACAGACCTTAATTCTGCGGATGAACGTGAGAGATTAAACAGTGTTTACAATCCAGAAAGAGTTGCCGAGGTTTTTGGGAACTATGGTGAATTACCTCTGGATATAAAGGAATTAAAATTAGACATTAATTTGTTTGAAAAGGGTGCGCCGCCAATCGGATTAGGTGGTGCTAAAGTAAAGAAAAAACCAACGGAGAATAATGGCAAGGAACACGACACTGCAAGTCCTGCTGAATGACCTGAGAAGTGAGTCGGGACACGCTATCTCCGCCAGTATGGGGAAGGCGACTCAGGACATGATGATTAACCTTTTAGACAGGGTTCAACGAAGACTCTGGGAAGATTTTGCATGGCCATTCCTACAGGTTAAGAAGGATGTGGTGCTGCAAGCGGGTTCACGTTATTACGATGTTCCCTCCGGGCTGACACTTGAGCGTGTACAAAAGGCAACCTGTAAGTATTCCGGGGTTTGGGAGCATATAGAATACGGTATTAATCCTGAAGATTACACCACATACGATTCTGATATTGGGACACGCTCATGGCCCATCCAGAAATATGAAGCGTATGGACTATCACAGATAGAGGTGTGGCCCATTCCGAGTAATAACGCAAACACGACAACAGGTGATGGACTTTTAAGGTTGGAAGGCACAGGCAATCTTTCAACATTTGTATCACTTTCTGATACTGCCGACTTAGATGATCAGTTGATTGTTCTTTTTGCGGCAAGCGAATTGTTAATGAGGCAGAAGAGTCCCGATTCACAGATGAAGATGGGGCAAGCTACTGCCCATTACCAGAGACTGAGAGCAAGGTTGTCTAAGACTAAAACTGTAATTATGGGGAGCGATGAGGACGGCGGATACAAAGCCAGAGGCCCACTCTTAATCCACAGGACAGGATAGCCGTGCCATACGTTCTTGTAGAAGATTTTAAATCAGGGATAGATACTCGCAGGACTGCTGTGACCAGTGTTCCGGGGAGTCTGTTTGGTACAGACTCCACCGGGAAAGCTGGTCTGACTAATGCTCATATAACAAGGGGCGGCGAGATAGAGAAACGAAAAGCTTTTAAGGTCTGGGCCACTCTTCCAGCTGGGACACATGGCTTGGCCGCAGGAGGTAGAAGAGTCTATGTATTTGGAAGCACTGCTTCACCTAGTATGACAGGGCAGCCACCAGAATTGTCGTACATTAAAATGGCAAACCAATACGGGCAACCTCCCTCTTCTGGTGCTTCTGATATGGCAGAGGTTTTGAGTGTAGATTTTTTTGATGGCAAACCGTATGCCTCAATATTATTTGAGGATGGCAAAATCAATCATTACTGGGGTGATGAGGCTGATCCGGGTGTTTCAGCATCAGGAGGTAGTCCAGCAAACAGGATAGTCCAGATTTTTGATGGAAGGGCAAGGGTAAGTACAACAATTACAGGAGGTAATACAACCTCAGTAACAGGGACAGCAGCATCAGTACAGTTTTACATTACAGGAGGCACATCAACTCCGGGTAACAACCTGAAAAACCTGAGAATAAATAATGTTGATGTTTTAACCGGGCCAATTGCACATACAGGTAGTGATACCACAACTGGAGTTGCAATTGCAGCAGCAATAAACGGCCTAACCTCTACACCTAATTATACTGCTACAGAATCTGGGGGGACTGTTTTTATTACTTCTGTAACAAAAGGGACAAGCCAGAATGGACTGTCAGTAACAAATGAAAGGGAGGGCGATTTTACTACATCTTCCGGCAGTACCCTTACAGGGGGGATTGACAGTGCAATAACGGATTATAAAATTAATGGTAAATCAATTATTGGCAGTCCCGTACTTTGGGAAGATTCACATACTTATACTGCACAGAAACTTGCTGATGAAATAAATTCAACTGCAACCTCACCAGAATGGGATGCAGAATCAACGGGGGCAAAAGTGGTGGTTATTGCTGAAGACCCCGGAACTGCATATAATAGTTTGGCAGTAGCAACAACAGTTACAGGAGGAGTAACATATACCAATTCTGCATCCACAACTTCAGGTGGGGCAAATGTGGTTTCATCAACTGCACAACAGGCTGGGAAATATATTACAAGTAATAAATATGCTATGCATTCCCTAGAAGAATCAACATGGAGATGGTGTGCGGTCAACGAACCGGGGGATTGGGTTTCAAATCCCAATACAACGGCTGGGGCAGGGTTCCAAGTTCTTTCAAACCATGCACGAAATTCGGAAGAACTTATGGCAATGTCAACGTACTACGAAAACATGGCAATCTTGGCACAAGATTGTATCCAGATATGGTATTACGATCCTAACCCCTCCCTGATCCAACTTGTGCAAATCCTTAATAATACAGGCACGATTGCATCAAAGAGTGTTATTGCAATTGGAGACTCAGATGTATTTTATTTATCACGATCTGGGATACGAAGTTTAAAGTCAAGAGACTCTAGTAATGCTGCCTACGTTGGGGATATAGGGAACCCCATTGATGAGATTATTATTGCCGCAATCCAAGCAGATTCGGCGGATGGCAGAGATGCCTGTGGAATTTTAGACCCACGATCTGGGCGATATTACTTGGCAATTGGGTTAAAGGTATATGTGTTTTCTTATTTCCCAAGTAGCGAGGTGTCTGCATGGTCTGTCTATGAACCGGGATTTGCTATTGAAGAATGGGCTTTTGATGGGAGGCAAATCCTTTGCCGCAGCGGGGACATAATTTATTCCCTTGGTGGCGAGAACGATGATCAGTACGATAGTTGCACGGTTACTGTCCAACTCCCTTTCTTAGATGCACAATCTCCTGCAACTAACAAAATGTGGGCTGGTATGGATGCAGTTTGCGAATCAACATGGACTGTAAAAATTGCATCTGATCCAACGGATATTGAGACTAACGAACTGGCAGCGACACTTAATAAGGTTACATACGGATTAGGCAGGGTTGGTCTTTCTACAACCTCAACGCATCTTGCCCTGAAGCTGGAAAACACTCAGGCGGGTGCAGCCAAACTAGGAAACTTGGCAGTACACTACACAACTAACGAGGCAGGATAATGGCAAATATTTTTACAGGGATTATGGATGCTATCTTTGGTGCGCCAGAGACACCAGAGGATCAGTATGCAAAGGCAAAAGCAGATGAAGAAGCAAGACAGGCGGAGGTTGATAAGGGTATTGATGAAATTGAGGATGTTTTTGGTCAGTATGGTCAGGACTTTTATGATAAACGCTCTGATGCATACATGAACTATCAAGCACCCCAGCTGAAGGATCAATATAAGGAAGGTTTAAAAGAATTACAATTTGCCTTGGCAAGAGGAGGAAGACTTAACAGTTCAACTGAAGTTGCCAAGAAAGCAGGAGCAGCACAAGATTTAGAATTTCAAAGGCAGGAGATGGCGGGAAGGGCAATGCAAGCTGCCGCCGATTCAAAGGGTGCTGTTGCAGATGCCAAAGAAAAAATGATCAAACTTAATCTTGCAAATGCTGACCCTGATCTTGCAGCTTCGTTATCAGCTGCACAATCCAGACTTATTAATCAGCCAGCAAAATACGATCAACTTACAGATGTATTTGGGGATATTACAGAAGGACTTGCGAGTCGTCAGGAACTGGAGAATCGCAGGAAAATCCGTGATAGAATTAACGCTTTCGATCAAGGATCGGGCAGTGGAACAATCGTAGGATAGGAGAAAATATGTGGGAAGACTTAGACTTTCAAAGTTCAATTAAAGAATTAAAAAAAGCAGGGCCACAGGGACACACCCTTGCCCATATCACTCCAGAAGAAGGGAAACTCCTTCAGGCGTTTGGTGGGTCGGGTAGGATTAATCCTAATACAAAACTACCGCAGTATGATACAGATACTTATGGTAATGCATCGGACTCCTCCAATTCGGGTACTACGGGATATTTTTCAGACAGCTACTCAGGTGGTGATCCAAGATACGGTAGAGGAGGTGGTGACGGGCGGCGGAACAGGAATAGTACACTCAGGAATAGAACCCGGAATAACACCACTACTACTAATAACACTACTACACCTACACCTACACCTCAAGACGATGGGCCAAGCGAAGCTGAGTTAGCACGCAGAGCAGCGGCAGCAGCGGAAGTGAGGAGAGTGGCGGAGGCAGCAAGACAAGCTAGGATCACAGCAGGAAGGGATTCAGTGACGGCAAGATTAAATACCCTTGCGGGGACTGAGGGGTATGACACTAGCGGTTATGGGGATGTATTTTCTTCCGAATTTGCTGACGATTTGCAGGAAGATTATACTGCTGCACAGTTGGGGTTAGACAGAAGTTTCCTTGAATCTAGTAACTACGATGATTTTCATGGTGAGGGGAACACTTTAGCAGACCAGCAAGCCGCTCTGGATGCATTATTAACCGGGGGGGAACAGACAAGTTTGGACGAACAGGCAGCAGCATATCAAGCCTCCGCCCAAGGAGATTATGATGCATGGCTTGCAGAAAATCAGGCAGCAATTGGTGGTATTAACTCCGAAATAGACTATGCTGGGTTTGATTTTACAGACCTAGACTTGTCTGGATATGATTCTCCAACCGCAGATGTGATGAATGAAGATGGAACGGTAAAGACAGCAGCATACGATCCACAATTTTTTAATGATTATAGGAGAATATTTGCTGATCCAGAGGAAGAAGTGGAAGAGGAAGATGCTTCTTCAGAAGACTCTTCTGGTACTTCCGGGTCTTCTGCTGCCAAAAGTTCGGGGTATGCTCCATACACACCTACTTCTCCTTCCACATCTTCAAGGAGAAGCACTAGAATTGTTTAATAAAATAGAAAGGTAAATTATGGGATGGGAATACGCAGTATATCTTATGTTGATAGCAATGGCTTCAGAGCGGAAGAAGCAAGCCTATGAACAGGGGACTGATAGACAGGATTGGCTTCTGGATGACAATGCTTCCACCCGCAAAAAATTGGGGGAGGAGAACGCAGATGAGCAGGAGGAACTTTTAGGTAAGCTAGGGAAGGGTAATGTTGAAGCTGACACTGCACAAGAGTCTAGGCGTATCAAGGCCATTCTAAGTGATGTTTCTAATGTCCCCGCTGGGGACAAGTTGGTTTCCAGCCGTGCGCCAAAGATTGTGAAAGACTCAATGGATACTGCACTGCGGGATGTTACTGCAAAGACCCACAAACGTGGATTATCAAAAGCAGAGTTACAAGCTCTGTCAGGTTCATTTGACAAGTACACTCCAGATTTTCTTGATGCAAATACTCTATCGAAAACTATAGCTGGCAAGCTAAAAGGCAATCAGGCTGTCACTGACATAGGGGTGCGTGAAGCAGCAAATACCTATGATCAGCCGGGGGATGTTATGGGGCAGATTGCTGAACTTTACGGGAATTACCTAATGTTTAGTGGGGGCGGAGGAGAAGACCCAACTATAGTAGATGAAGCACCTACCGATATAAGGTATGGTAGAGGTGCTAGACCAGTAAACACACCTTAAACAGAATAAAAACATGGCAACACCATCAAGAAATAAATATTACGAGTCACCTGACCTTAGTGAAATTAAAGACAACCTTGCAGATATAATGGGTTTTGGGGCTGGGTCTGCCAGTGCAAATAGTGATCACATATCCAACCTTAGAGGGGTGTCTAAGCTGGAAGGTAATATGATGGATAACCGGGCCACAGACAGTATTTGGCAGTCACTTCAAAAAATTCTGCCCGGTATGACTGCCCAAGAAGTCTACACTGCTAACTTGGGATTAACGGGTAAGGGGCATAACCGTGCTTTGGCTAGGACTGAGCAAGGTCAACGTCCGGGTAAGGTAAGAAGAACAAACTTACTCGCAGATGAACAACAGTTGGCGGTTGATTCAGCAAACTTGAGGAGGAGGTTAGAGGATTCACTTGCGAATAATAAGCCAACTGATCCAAGAGCATTTGAAACAGGGGATGCATGGGTAAAGGATTTTGCGGGCAAGCAGCAGGGAGTAAATAACGAAAAATTTGGTCGTGATATGAGAACCTTGATGGGGGTACAAGGGGTACAGCCGTCAATCAATCTTGATCCGTCTGGATCAAGAGGGTTGAAAAGAGATGAACTTTTAGAAAAGGAAAGCCAATCTGAAATAAATAAGGACATATCGGTTATAGGTTGGAACGATGCCAGAAGGGACGGTTATAAAAATGTCAGTGCCGCAAATGTAAGCAAGATTGAACAAGAGACTACCAATCTTTTGGACAAGAACGGACTGATGAAGAGTTTAAATAAAGACCGAAGAATGGAGATTAGGAATAGGGTCTTGAATAATATTGCTGAATTAGATCAAAAAACCCTTACAGAAAAGGGGAAGCGAGAATTGCTTGATGCTAAAATAGCAGTAGAAATAGAAAGAGAATTGACCCAAGAAGAAAAGACGGAAACTCAGTGGGCGGCAACAAGAACAGAAGAGGAAAAAGGGCGTAAAGAAAAGGCGAAGGCAAATCAGGAAGAACTGAAACTCAAGGATATGCCAGCAGAAACGAAACTAAAACTGGAGCAACTAACAAAACAGAATGCAAAGTTTGATGCGGATACAGCAAGGTTGCTGGCGGGGGAAAAGAACCAAATGGCTATGATGGCCCTGAACCAAGCTAAGAAATTTAAGGTACATAACGAACAGGAAATAGCTAAAATCCTACTACCATACCGTAAAGATTTACTGGAAGCACAGACGGGGAATGCAATGAAGGGGACATTTGAAACTTTGATGTACCCCAACAAACATCTAAAGTCACCCACATCAACAGATTATGCAGATGGAGCAATTGACGAACCTCCTGATGGAGCCATAGACACACCCCCGAACCCCAAAGATTCAATGCCTCTTGTAAAGGCGTTGCGAAGGGGGCCAGACACTGGCAGCAAAGGCAGCTTTGGTGTCCATAATATAATGAAGAACCTCCAGAAGTATTTCTCTGGTGGAGAGAAAGGTGGGTGGCTTGATCAGATGGTGAGTGAAGGTGATTTATCGAAGGAAGGTGGGGAGATTTTTGCCAGCTTGAAAGGGGTGGATACAGCTAGTTGGAACCCGGAACAACAGGAAGCATTTGTTAATAAAGTTGTGGCCCAATCGGGGGGAACAGTGTCCTCAGATGAAGCCAAGAAAATTCTAAAACAGTCAATGAGTAACTAAAATGAAATGGGATTTTACCGACATCACTGCTATGTCGGGGCCGAAGAAAAACAAATGGGACTTTGCTGAGATTGATGCAATGGGGGACGGCCAAACTCCTCCCGTAGTTCCGGGTAGTCCTCCCTTCATACCAACCCCACCTACAATTCCGGGTGTACCCCCGGCTCAGACACTCCCTAATAGTGAGTCCCCCCATCCTCCAGTAACTCAAGAGGTTATACGAGATTTTATCCCCGCTGTAAAGCATGGTGAAAATACCTACCAGCTAAATAAAGCAATAGGCGAAGTAAGTGATCGCAAGTATATCGAAGAAAATCCTTGGGAAGCTTTATTAGAAACTGCCGTTAAAAAAGTTTACGGGCATGATACTACAATCCCCAAAACAGATGATCAACTAGCTGCGTTAGAAGAAGAAATTGCAGAAAGGACAAAGGTTCAGGAATCCAAAAGAGTGATGGGGACTAAGGATTATGAAGGTCTGGGTGACATTCCCTCCTTTCTGGCGGGGAATATAGGTGCATCTGGCCCAGCTATGGCAAGGTCTATCGCATCCCTTGGGACAATGACCCCAAACATAATGACCAATGAGATTAATGCAAACCTAAAGGACATTGAGGGACTGTCAACCAAGGAACGCAGGGCATTATCAAAGGGTGGTGGTATGATTGCTGCTATGCTGGAAAACATCGGACTTGGGTTTATAATCAAAGGTGTCCCCCCCTCTGTATTTGCCAATATGGGGATGAAGAAGGTGGCGGAATGGATTGAGAAAAGTGTCATAGCGAAGGTCGCTTCAAAAGGCGGAGTAGCCTCTGTAACGGAGGGTATTACTGAGGGTGGTCAGGAGGCAACGGGAATTGCTGCGGAAATAATAGCAGGGAAAGAGTTTAAGCCGGGGGAAATTTTTGAACGTATTATTGAGGCAGTAAAAATTGGAGCATCTGTAGGTGGTGCAATAACCACTGGTACGGCAACCTCTGTCGAAGCCCCCAAGGCAGCCACGAAGAAGGTTGCAGAGAAATTAAAGCCAAAGGGAACAGAGGATGTAGTCCCTAAGTTTGATAAGACTGTAGACCGCCGCAAAAAACTAGAGTTACAGGATGAACCGAAGTTTGATACGCCGTCTGGGAAGGAAGAGTTTACTGATGATGAAGGCCAGCGATGGCAGAAACTGGACGAGAATGTAGAATTAGAAGAAAAAACTATTGTAGAACCTACCGAAGCTGAAGCCGCAGCTTCTCTTGATAGGCAGTCCGGCCCGCAAGAAAAACCCTTCAAGATTCAACCGAAGGTGTTCCCCGATTCACAGAAAGAAAAGGTAACTCCCAAAACAAAACCAAAAGAAATTCCGGCTGAACCGTCCCCCGATGCCATGTCCACACCATCGGCGGAGGGGGCAGTCTCTCCAGCGGTTGAGCCGGATTCAACGCCTGAACCAACTGTAACAACTGAACCAGTTGTGGAAACAGCTGCGGAGTCGGAGGTTGAACCAGAGCCTAAAGTCGAGGCAGTTGTTGAACCAGTTGTTGAGGCGGAAGAGGAGGTTGAGGTAGAGGAAGTAGTAGAGGAGAAAGAAGAACCGGGGCCAAAGGTAGTAACTAGCGCAGAAGAATTGACCCAGAAGATTCTAGCGAAAAGACAGGAGGAGGAGTTTGATAAAGAGGCGGATGGTATTGTTGACACTAAGGAAATATTAGCTGAAGAAGATCAGGCAACCCCGGACGTAATAAATGTAGAGGATGAGGCACTTCTGGAAGAGGAAGAAGTGTACGCTGCAAAATACAAAGGTGGGGTGATGCAGTTTACTCCATATCCAGACGGCGGTACACGGAAGGAGCGTAAGGCTTGGTCTAAAATCGCGAAAGAAGAACTGAAAGAAGCGAAGGAACGAGAAGAATCTTTTAAGGATAGGACTGTAGAGGAAGTTAAAACAGAAGTTGAAGCCGCTGTCGGCAAACGGACACTAAAGAAGTTGACAAAAAATGGGGCAGTCACCATTCTCCAGAGTGATGCGGACTTAGTAAAAGAAGAGGGCGTTAGTCCAACGTATATGGGGAAAAATCTTGCCGGAGCATACGTTCCAAAAACAGGGAAGGTATATATAATCGCCGACAATTCGCCAAGAGGTACTGCGGGCGGCACGATTCTCCACGAAGTGGGGGAACACGCTGCGCTGGAACAAATGGTAGGTGAGAAGCAGTATGAAGATATATCGAAAAGTTTCGACAAGCTGCTATCGGACGGGGATAAAATAGCAGAATTAGCAAACTCATTAGTCCCTGAGAATACACCAAAAGACAGGGTAAAGTCTGAACAGTTAGCGTATCTAATTCAGAGCGTTGAAGATAAGAAAGCAAAAGGGGAGGAGGTTAGCAGCAAGACCCGTAATTTAGTTTCACGCATATACAACCTAATCCGTAAATGGTTCCAGAATCTTCCTGCGTATAGAAAATTTGCAAGCCGATCCGCCTTTAGTAAATTAGAATCAGGAGAGTTTCTTTCCCCAGAGAATATAACATCCCTTGCTAGGGCCGCAGTGGATTTTCATGCGGAGGGGAAGACTAACCCTTCCGCTAAAAAGGAACCTCAATTTTCTGTGGCTTCAGAGCCAGAGACAACCCCTACCACAGACACACCTATCGGCGAATCCAAATTCGCCGATGTGACTGAGGCTATCACAGCTGCACACGGCAAGACTCCCAAGGATAAAGTTGGTACACTAAAATCAATCTGGAATGTAACGAAGGAAGCTGCGACTACAATTAAGGATCAGATGACCCGTTCACACAAGCTGCTTGACCCTAAGAAGTTTGGCTTAACTACGGATTATCTCAGGTTGATGCAGGAGACAGGATCATACGCCAAGCACAAGGCATACACAGATGTTTACTCTGTGATTGGGGAGATGAATGATAAGGAACAGCTAGTCTTCTCGATGAACCTGATCCTTCCTGATATGATTAAAGACATTGAGTCAGGACTGCTTGATCCAAAAGTTGGATTGCCGTTTAAATATAAGAGTGTTAAAGATATTAAGGCAGACTTAGCTAATTTTCGGAGACAAGCGAAGGAGGTTAGTGAAAATGCTTCTACCCTCGCAGACATTAACAAATCCATAGAAGACCGCACTGCTTTTATGAAAGAGTTGCGTGAGGAGTTGGTGGCCGAAGGGTTACTACGTGAGGAGTTAGCGGAGGATGACAGATACTTCCACCATCAGGTTCTTGAGTATCTCAATATGGAAGATGCGGGGTATACTTCCTCTATGGAGAAACCGGGTATTCGGGAAACTAAAAAGGGTTGGCAGAAGGCTAGGACAGGGTCTACTAAGGACTACAATACCAAGTATTTAGATGCTGAGTTTGAGGTGCTGTCACAGGCCCGTCAGCAATTGGAAGCAAAGCGACTCCTTAATAAGATTAAGGTTGCAAATGATAGGGGGGCCGCTGCCAGAAAACTACGGTCAGAATTAAATGCTGAGAGAAAGGATAAGAATCAGAGAGAATTATCCCTTGAACAGGCAATAAAAGAATCTAAGGATTTTGACGGGTATGTAGTATGGGAACCCAATGACAAAGGTGTTTTCTACCAGACATACTCAGTCGCCGATAAGGTGGCACAGAAAATACTGGAAGAAGGCGGCGCAGAAGTTACGAAGGTACAGAAGATTTTTGCAAAAGGTGCTAAAGAAAAGTGGATCATTCCCAAGGAACTGGCGGAGACTTTAAATAAACCCACAAAGAATGAGAATGAAGCATGGCCTTTTTTGTGGGCAAGGAAGGGCATACGGGGATGGAAGGTCTGGACACTACTCAATCCATTCAGGATTCTCAGGTACAACTTGAACAACATGAGTGGGGACTTGGACATAGCCATTGCCTACGCACCCGGTATTATGGGGGGCATGAAACAATCGGTATTGGACTTGTATAGGGAAAAGGAAAACCCGGCTGGAGAAACATCTACAGAGTTAAATGAAGCACGGCGGCAGGGGATTATTGATAGTGGTTTTGTTATCACTGAGGTTGATGACTTTAGTAAAATGTATGAGGGACTGTTCGATCCAAAACCCTCCAACACTCTGGAAAAAATAACGAACAAGGGAAAGAATATTCCCAAGTCTTTCAGGGAGTGGACTACCTACAGGGAAAACCTTATTCGCCTAGCAGCGTGGCGATACTTTAAGAAAAAGATTGCAGATAATCCAGACCAGAAAATATATGCTGCATCCAAGCAGACGGAGATTGACCAGATTACTGACCCGGAGCAGAAGGCAGCAAAGCTGGCCCGTGAATTGATTGGAGACTACGGTAATATCTCCCATGCTGGACAGGCGATCCGAGCGCACCTGATGCCGTTCTATTCATGGATGGAAATTAATGCACCACGTTATATCCGCCTTATGCAGAATGCAAAGGCGGAGGGTACGGATATTAAGGGGCAGCTGGCAAAAGTGGCAGCGAAACAAGTCGCTTGGAAGGGGACTGCACTCGCTGCAAGAATGATGGCAATGTCAACTATGGTGTCAGCATGGAACCACATGATGTTCCCTGATGAAGAAGAAAAACTTTCGGAGTTTGAACGTGAGCAGCTGCACATTATTCTGGGAACATGGGACGGGGAGGTAAAGACCTTGAGGTTCCAAGGGGCGTTCTCAGACTTTGTGGCATGGGCATCTTTACATGATGCACCAAGTGATATTGCCGATCTATGGAAGGGGAACAAAAGTCCTACTGACCAGCTTATAGAGATGGCCAAGGCTCCTGCGCTAAAGATTGCAGCAGGGGTAAGTCCAATCTTTAAAGTCCCAATGGAACAATTGTCTGGGGAGTCATATTGGCCTGACTTTTTAAATCCCCGGCCAATCAGGGACAGGTTTGAGCATATTGCCAATGCCTTCAGTCTTGGCACAGTATATAAGCAGCTGGCGGGCAAGCCAAACAAAGGGTTGGGGGAGTGGAGCAAACTGTTAATCTCTTCTACTGACCCCGGCGAATCTGCGTACTACAAGAACTGGGAAAAGGTTCGTGCTTGGAGAGACAAGCTGGGCAAGGATGACGTTGGAGGTTTTAAGCCAAGTACAAAATCTAACGCCCTGTACTACTACAAACAGGCAATGAAGTATCAGGATATGGATGCTGCTAGAAAATACTACATGAAATATGTTGAACTTTCAGGTGGATTAAATAAGGCAGGGAGGGTTCCAAGGAAAATATTAAAGTCTATCAGTAGAAGTATTAAAAGAGCAAATCCTAAGTCCCGTATTCCGGCTGGTACATGGAATGCATTTGTAAAGACATTAACTAAAGATGAAAGAAAGACTTGGAACGAAGGGAATAAGTGGTATAATTCCGTTTACAAAAAAAGAAAATAAAAACCCTTGACATTTTTTTCTACTTGTTAGATTATGTGGGGGAACAGGTAAGAACAGTTTTTTTGGAGAGATATTATGAAACGAATGGTCAATGGAGTGACCAGAAAGATACATAAGTATTGCTACTGCGGCGAACTATTGACAGGTAAGCGCAGTCGATATTGTTCAAATTCCTGCTACTCTTCTTTCCGCAAGGAACATGAGCGGAAACACTACCTCAAGTTTCACCCCCCTCTCCCCCCAAGACTCTGCATTAACTGCAAAAAAGAATACACACCTAAAACAACCCGGCAAGAATGTTGCGGCAAACTTTGCCGTAGGGAAATAACTGCCGTGGCGAAACGGGGAAGATCGCCGAAGGTAAAGGTTAAATCCTCCGTCCACTACAAGGATTTTTTTATACGCCAGACTTATAGGGGGCGCACCGAAATTCAGAGACTCTCTGATGAGGTAACAAATATCTCCTCATCAAACTATCAGGATGAAATTAATAAGTTCCTTACCAGTGGGGGGCAGGTAAAAATTTTAGCTAACCAGTTGGATGGTCGAGTCCCCGGAGTGGGGTCAACAAACCTTCTGAGAATGACAGGCGAGGATTTTGCATTGGGTGCTAGTATAGATGTTTCCGGGGATTGGGATTTATCCACGTTGTCGGGGTTTGGGTACGAATTGCACATCATGGATGGTGGTAACGGTGATCAGGATTGATCTGGCAATTGTGGCCAAGCCCCGCATGACAAGATCAGACCGCTGGAAGAAGCGGCCTTGTGTTGTCCGGTACTGGGAATTTGCTGACAAGTTAAGGGCCGCTGCTGCTGCTGAAGATTTTAAACTAGGAGATATAATCCACATGGAATTTCACATCGCTATGCCTAAGAGTTGGAGCAAAAAGAAAAAGAAGGAGATGATTGGGCAGCCACACCAGTTACCGAAGAGGATGGACATTGACAATCTTCAAAAATCTGTATATGATATATTGCGCCCCGCCGATGATGGAATGATATATGATGTTCAGGCAAGGAAGGTCTGGTCAGACAAACCTATGATAAAGATAGGGAATGGAGACAGAATACGTTGATATGTTAATCACGGGACACCATCGGCTTTATGCCGATGAACACCACGCCGCTGCGGATGCACGGCGTAAACGGATTGCGATGGGGGAAGAAGCTATACGCACTAGAAAAGAAATGGCTAAAGCACTTGGCGCACATCTAAATATTAACCTAAAAGAGAGAGGGTCAGTATGGGAGTAATAATGACAATAGATAAAGCCGCAGAAGAACGGAAGAATTATGAACTGCTTGCATCAATACGCAAGGCGAAGAGGGCAAGAAACAAGGCAGCAAGACGGGCGTTCTTCTCATATTTTAAACAGATATTTGGGATGCAGAAGGAGGACAAGTGAATTTAGTGGATGATCAGGAAAACATACTTAGACTGAAGAGTGTTCCAGCAAAGCCGGAACAAGATCAGGAGTTAAGGAGGTCAGGAATGACCGGGTCTGATGCCGGGATTTGCATGGGTGTGAATCCTTTTGAGAACGCTACGACTAGAGCTAGGGTAAAACGTGGGGAACTTCCAGAGGAGGATATATCTAGTAAGGAGTCTGTTGAGTGGGGACTAGCCCATGAGGGAACGGTTGCCAAACAATTTGCAAAACGCATGGGGTTTAAAATTCAGATGTTGAACCGCACCTTCCGCTCCAAGGAATGGCCCATAGCACACGGCCACTTGGATGCAAAGATCGTTGGTAAACCTTGGCTGCTGGAAGTAAAGACTACAGGAGAATACAACGCCAAGTCGTGGGGTAAGGAATTTACTGAGGAGATACCGCCAACCTACTACTATCAAATCCTGCACTACCTCTATTGTTCGGGCTACGAGAAAGCATTCTGTGCCGTGTTAATTGGTGGGAATAAGATGCGTGTCTACGAAATAAAGCGCAACGAGGAACGTATTGCTGAACTAATCACGGAAGAGAAAAAGTTCTGGTACGACTATGTTAAAGGGGGTATTGATCCTCCACCCCGTACCAGCGAGGAAGCTTTGCTACAATTTCCCCTTGGCGAAGTTGATACTGCCCTGCTGGCTAACCCAATGACCATTCAGCTTCATGCTGCCGTCAAGAAACTTGATGAAGAAATAAAATCAAAGCGTGGGGAGCGTGAGGGTCTAGTGACTGACCTGATGAACCACCTCAAGGATCACACTATATTGGTCACAGCAGAGGGGACGAATCTTATAACGTGGAAAAATTCTACCCGGAAGAATAAAGATAATAAAGCTATCGAGGCTGCGCTGTCTAAGCACGAAGACACCTCGCAATATATCAACGAAACCTCAGTCCGTACATTTAAAGTTGTTTGAAATAACCCTGAACGAGAACGAACAAAAGCTCGCCGAATACTTGGCAAAGAAACGGTGGGATTTTAACAGGGGCAAAGGAACCCCGCACTTGTTTTCAGGGCCACGGCCAACTGAGCAAACAGATGTAGAAGGGATGGGTGGAGAGTTGGCCTATTGTAAGTTGATGAATCTCTACCCCGATTTGGAAACAAGTCCAACCGAGATGCCAACGTATGATTGTGTATCACGGTTGGGCGTAAGGATCGATGTGAAGACTACCAAGCATAGGGCTGGTAAATCTTTACATTTGATTGCCCCATTGGCGAAAGCTAAAAGACCACCAGATAAATATGTCTTGGTGCTGGGGGAAATACCCACCTATTCCATAGTGGGCGAGGTGTGGGCGGTTGACCTTCTTCACGAAGGCAACCTTAAAGACTTTGGCTATGGCAATTGTTATGCCCTAGACCAAAGTCAACTCAATCCTATAATGAAATAAGGAGAGATATGAAGAAGATACGATTAGATAAAACACAAGGGTATATCCTTGATGCTTTTCTAAGGGAGAATACCAAGATTCTGGATCGGAAGAAGCCAGAGAAAATTGCCCGTGTCTGCGGGACTGCACTTGGGTTTGATATATCCCCAAGCACCATCATCGGTATCCGTAAGGCGATGATCGCAGCGGGTCTGGATGTTTGGGAAGAAGCCCCAAGGGCAAAAGAAAATAAGGGGTTGTTCGTGAAGGTAGCTGCTTTGGAAAAGCAGATGGAAGTGCAGCTTGCAGAACAGGATCGAAAATTTAAGATCGTGTTCGAGAAACTGCACGATATGGCGAATGGGAATGCTAATGGGGAAGATACAGTCCCTCTACTTGAGGAGGTGCAAACATGGCAGTCGTAATAAAGAAGGGTAAAGAGAAGCGGCCATTGCGTGTCTGTATTTATGGCAGCGATGGTTCGGGAAAAAGTACATGGCCAAGACATGGATTGTTTATGGATATGGAAGGCGGGTTAGGTGAGATTGATTGTCAGTCGATTGATCTTGTTGATGCCCCGTTTGCTGATGTGATGGATGCGGCGAGATATATATACAAGGAGTTTAAAATATTAGGCGTAGATACTCTAGTGATCGACAGTATCGATTGGCTGGAACGCAAAATATTTAACGCTGCTTGTACAGACAATGGCTGGTCGTCAATTGAGCAGCCGGGATTCGGTAAGGGTTATGTAATGATCCTCAAATACTGGACTGAGTTTCTTAATTCTATGGACAGACTCAGGGAACTGGGACTGAACATCGTCCTGATCAGTCATTCTCAGGTTGAGAAATTTGACGATCCAATTGTCGATAACTCTTTTCATCGTCACACACTTAAAATTAATCGTCACAGTCGGGCGTTAATTTGCGAGTGGGTTGATGTTTTGGGCTATGTTGCCCCGGAAATTTTGACTAGCAAAACCGGGGATAAGTTTGGTACGCCGGAGTATAAGGCGATAACAACTAACCGTAGGTTGATCCACTTTGGTGAGCAACCTACGTTTATAGCAAAGTCACGAATGACTTTGCCGGAAAGTCTTCCCTTGGATTGGGAAGCATTTACATCCGCCGTGCAGTCAGCACGGGCGGAAGGCATAACGCCAAAGAAGAAACAGGTAAAAACAGGTGATTGATTATGGAACTAATGTTCGATAGCAGTTCGGTGGTGGAGGAGAATAATTCCTTTGAACCACTACCAGCGGGGGACTACCAAGTGATCGTAGATGACTCCGATTTTCGTGAGACAAAGAGCGGCAATGGCCGCTACTTGCACCTTGAGTTGTCAGTCGTTGGCGAACAAGGGAAGGGGCGTAAGATTTTCGATAATCTTAATTTGGAAAATCCTAACTCAACAGCAGTTGAGATAGCACAACGCCAACTCGCCGGGTTAGTACGAGCGTGTGGGAAAGTTAAGATAGCTGATTCTAGTGAGCTACATAATATCCCTGTCCTTGCTAACGTAGCAGTCCGTGCAGCATCTAACGGATATGATGCATCTAACGATGTAAAGTTTTACAAGACACTACCCAAAGCATCGGTAGTCCTGCCATCATCTAGCGGAACCCCGAAAGATGATATTCCTTTTTGAAAAGGAATTAATAATGTCAGCCGTTGGCCTGTATCTTTGCGGTGCAGTCAGTGGTGTTTCTGCCCTTGCCCTACTTACGTTTATCTACGTGGGGCGGGGGAATAAAATTATTATTCAAAAAACTGATGAAGAAATGTGAGTGGTGCGGAGAAGACTATGCCCCGAATGGAGGGCAGGATAAAAGACAGAAATACTGTGGCCGCCACTGTAAGGACAAGGCTTCTTGGCAAAGGTTTAAAGATAGCGGGGACATACGCCAAAGGAAGGGAGGGTACAACAGACTAACCTATATACAAATCTGGCTCCGCCAGACTGATTTAAGTGTACCTTGTTTCTACTGTAAGTCTCGCCTGTTCCCCGAAGATAAGTGGGTGCTGGATCATAAGCAACCCCTGTCTAAGATGACGACAAGGAAGCAGATGACTGATTCCGATAACCTTTGTATAGCCTGTACTCCTTGCAATGTTAAGAAGGGTAATATCCCTTATGAAGAGTTTATAAAAATTAAATAACTGTCACACATGGAGAGAGATGGAAATTTCATATTTTTATGGGGTAACACACAAGACTCCCATATTCAAGGACGTTGATGATATTTTTGATGAGATAAAAAATGGGGATCACCGGGAAATAATAGACACCTGCCGCAAAGCCCTAGATTCCGGCGATAAGGACAAGTATTCACTACTAAAGAAAAAGCTGCCCTGCTACACAATCAGCTGCCGGACTACTGAGAGAAGGGCGGAAACTCTGGAGGAGTATTCCGGCCTGATGCAAGGCGATCTGGATAACCTATCCGGGGACGTTGAGATACTGAGGGATCAACTATTCAAAGACCCTCATGTTGAAGCTGCATTTGTATCACCCTCTGGACGAGGAGTGAAGCTATGGATTAAGGTGGTACAGGATGCAACCAAGCACAAGGAATCTTTTCTTGCAGCAGAACAACACTTCAAGAGCAAGCACAACATTAACTTAGACCCTGCTTGCAAGGACATGGCTCGGCTTTTCTTCCAGAGTTTTGACCCTGATGCAAAAAGAAAAAACAATGCCGTTCCAATCCCGCTGCTCGATAAGGAGGAACCACTCTTCGACAAGACTCCAGTTGAAGAGGCAACCACATACAGGTTAGAAGATTACGAGCGGGCCGTTGAAGCACTAAAGCAAATTCCTCCAGAAGAATATCAGGTCTGGCAGGAATGTGCAATGGCACTCAAGGATGGACTTGGTGAGAAGGGATACGAATTATTTGTTGAGTGGTCGAAGAAGAGTGATAAGTGTAAGCCCAGTGAATTAAAATATAAGTGGGGCAGCTTTGATAAGGAGTGGAAGGGTGAGCGAATAACATTCTCAACTCTATTCTACCATGCCCAAGACCCCTGTACTCATAAGACTTTAGATACTCCGCCTGTTCGCCAACGAGATTCGGAAGCTGTGACTCTCTCCGCAGCTTATCATACCCCACCGGGTTTCGTTGGCTCTTTTGCCAGCTTCCTTACACAACACTCCAAGTACAAGCAACCTATCATTGCACTTGCTTCCTCACTTTGTTTCGCCGGGACGTTGATGGGACAGAAATACAGGACAGAAGAGAACACCCGCACCAATCTCTTCCTTGCAGTCCTTGCCCCCACCGGGTCAGGGAAACAATTTCCCCGTGATGTGATAAAACAATTTGATCATACGCATGACCTTAAAATGTTTGGCTCGGAGAAAGTCACATCCCGTGCAGCAATTGAAAGACTGATGACATGGCGGCCTAGCTGCCTGTTCCTGATTGATGAGTTTGGGATGTACCTGAAACAGTTAATGGCAACAACCACTGGCTACCAAGCAGATATTATCCAGACCTTAATGGAAGTATTCACTTCATGCACCGGGCCTTACTATCCACTTGACCGGGCGACTCAGGAAGAGGACAGATTCTTTATTGACCAGCCCTGCCTAAGTGTACTTGGGACGGCAACTCCTGAGACTTTTTGGGAGGGACTCAACACTTCCAAGATCAGGGACGGTTCACTGAACAGGTTCCTAATCTTCCAGACTCCAAACAAAAGACCTGAACGGCATCGGCCTGAAATTATCCGTAAGTTTCCGCCCACCCTGATCGATAAAGCTTTACAGTTTAGAGACACTCCCACCTCCTCTTCGCCGGGGAATGTTCAGGGCCACCCAGACCCTCAAGTTATTTATTATTCGGATGAAGCTTTCATCCGTTTTGAAAATCTTGAAGATGAATGTACCAAGCTCATTGATGCTCAATCCGTGACAAGTTCTATGTGGGTCAGGGTAGTTGAGTATGCAAAGAAGATTGCGCTGATCGTGGCAGTGGGTGATGGGAAAAAAGAGATTGAGTTTGATCATGCAGAGTATGGGTGTGGCCTAGTGAAACAGCTGACTGAGCAGACAATTATTTCAATCAACCAGAACCTGTCAGATAATCAGAACGAGAGAGTCAGTAAGAAAGTCGAGAGGTTGATCCGTGATGCGGGCAAGGCGGGTATCTCCTCTACTATCCTGACTCAGCGGACACGCTACCTGAACAACGCACGGCATCGGAAAGAGATACTATCTGATTTACAGGACAGCGGCCTAGTTGTTTGTGTAAAGACTAAAGCAGATAATACTTACAAGCCTGTTGAGCGGTGGCACTATGTGGGGTAGCCCCTCCTAAGAGGGGCCAGATTGGCGGGTAGTCCTAGATGGGGGACACGCTTCCGTTGCTGCCAGCGTGATCCTGAGTATCCAAATCGGCTGCTACTAACTCATTCACATAAGCCGCACCAGATTTGAATATCCCTGTTACCTTCCTTTGACGATCCAACTTTTGCTGCATCTTCGCAGCCAGTTGTTCGTTGATCCTAACCAGTTTTGTTTTTGCATTCATACTACTTCCTTTCCTGTTCTCCAGATTGTTGGCATCCCAGCTTTTTTAATAAGTTTCCCCATTAGTTTTCTGGAAAGTTGATTGATTTTATTATGAACCAACAGGACAAAAGTATTACCAAAGACTGTCTTCTGTACGGTAATAATAAATCCCGCCCTGTCAGGTCTGAGTTTGCGATGTAGATTTAATTTCAAGAACCCGCAGACAAATGCTCTGCATTCTTCTGGTCTTGTTTCATAAATTCCGCATCCATCTTGTGTGAGATGTTCGCACCGCACACCTTCCGGCTTACTCAATGCAACTATCTCTAGTGCAGTACAGCAAGCCGTGCATTTGCCACAAGCCACAGTATCTAGTGGCGTGGGCGTGGAAATGTGTTTCTTAACATTCCCCGTCCCAGTTTTATCCATAAAGAATTGATTCCCTACGAATTGTCGATCTTGTTTCATTCAAAACCCCCCTCTACTAACCCATTCATCCGTTCAACAAAACTTTTTAAATCTGACTTCAGATTTTTTACTCTGCCTTCGTGGTCATTCAACCCATTCCTTATATAGTAGTAATG